TGAATGTTATCACGATGGTGGCAATTGTCCAAACGAAACGAGAGCTTATCTCTTAGGTTGCGCAGGCCGAAAATTCACAATAAGATTCAAGGATACAGGAAATGTGATTGAAACAAATAACTTGTGGCGTAATGGCCGCATTCCGGCAGAAAGAAATGTGAAAGACAACGCAGAATTTGTGAGCGCTTTTAAGACGAACGAAAAATTCTAAGCGAGAAGGAGGAAAAGATGATAAAGAAGGAAGATGTACTGCACATAATCAAGTCCAAGGGAATGTACCTTGGTGATGCCCGGATAACAGCAGCCGGAGACGTGAAAACGCTGTCGAGTATCGGAGGATATGAGATGGCACTGGACGATATAGCGGAGGCGGTGAAGGAGCTTGCAGACGAGTGATAAGGTACACGTTGAAATGCGGATGCTGTGCTTCACCTGCTCAGCCTGCTGTTTCTGGTGTCCGAATCCGGGACTTGAAGAACTTGGAGAACGGCAGATAGAATGTGAAGAATGTTGGTATAATACCGGGCACTGTAAGGATTGCTTATTCCTACACAGCCCGGAGTGCGAGAAGTCGAAGGAGAACGAACAATGATAAGTGAACATGATGCGCTCAGAATCCGGGATGATGCCCGGATAGCCTGCGATGCCTTACAGTCCCTGATATGCGCCGCTCCGTATATATCGGAGCGATACGTGAAGGAAAAGCTGAGAGTGGTCAAGGGCTGCGTGAAATTTATAGAGAATTTCGAGGAGGAGCAGGAAGATGAAGTGCGATAACTGCCCGGCACTCAGAACAGAGGGCTATGAATACCCGGAATCATACTGCTGTGTGTACGGCGAGGACGAATGCTTAGAGTTCAAGGACGGCTCTCTCGGGTGCAGACATAGACTGGCTACAATCGAGAAAAGGCTTGAACAGCTCAGGGAAATAGAGGATCACCAGTGGGACGGTATCGGGGAATGGTATGAGCAGAATCAGAAGATTGATATCGCAGTCAGAGAAGCCGTGAAGGAGGCTTGCAGGCTGGCCGACATTGTGTTTGCATCGGAAGGCTCGGACGGACTGTACAAGTACCGAATGGACGATGAAATACTAAGTGTGCTGCCAGAATTTTCATGGCGGTTCAGGGCGGCGCTGGAAGAACAAGGATTTGATATCATTAAACGAGAAGGAGCGAAGGGAAATGGATGAAATCGAAGTATACGTAACAAGAAAGATTAGAGCGTGCTGCGACACTTGCCTTTATTTTTCTTCAAATGGATTGATACCAAAATGCGGAAATGCAAACGTAGACAGCAACACTTTTTACAGATGTCGCTTGCTTGCCGGTTGTTGTCAGCATTACTGGCTTAATCAGCATAAGTATAGGAGAGTGGAGGAATGAAAATGGATGATAGATGCGTTAACTGTGGGTGCAAGCTCACAGAGAAGAACACGCTGTTAAGATACGAACGCTGGGTAGGTCGCCTGTGCGACAACTGCGGTGAGTTAAGAGCAAAAATACAAAATGAGATAGACCGAGGGGAACACGATGAGTATTAATTTTCTGCGGTGTCCGTTCTGCGGAGGTACGGATATAGTGATGTGCAAAGAGCCTAACTTTTTTGAAGGCCATATAAATGGATATCAGTATCAGGTTGTTTGTGATGCAAGCTGCGGCTATGGATGCGGAGCAAGCTCAGGATTCTATGATACTATTGGAGAGGCAAAGGCCGCATGGAATAAGCGAATAACATGGGAAAAGGAGGACTGAAAATGACTAAAGGATGGTGCGTTGAATGCGGCTCAGTATACAATGAAACCCCGCACTCGTTTTTGTGCCCGACTTGCAGGAAAAAGAAAGCCTCGGAAGGGGCAAGGAAGAACGCTAAGAGCATCAATCTATCAGCGTTAGGAAACGCCGCACGGAAGACGAAAGGAGGCAAGGGAAATGATAATTAATGGAGTATACTACACCGAGCCGGAGCTTGCAGCCAAGTTCCGGCAGATGCAGGAGACAATAGACCGATACGAGACTGAGAACCGAAAGCTCACAGAAGAGAAGGAAGAACTCGGCGGGGCGTACAACGACGCCTCACTCGGTATCGGATACTTAGAGCAGAGATGCGAGGAGTTAGAGGCACGGGCGAAGGAGTACAAGAGACTGCTCCTGTTAGCGTGTGCAGATATACATTTCATCGCCGAAACGTTCAACACAGAATGCGGCTCAATGGCCTGCTCCGAATGTCCATTTGCGGCAGAAAAATGCACTCAGTGGGTGCATGAAAAAGAAGCCCTTGACCTGATAGGAGAAGAGCCATGACAGAGAGATACAAACCCCTCCTGATACTTGCAGCAATCGGCATCATAGCAGTATGTCTATGGCTTGTCCCGGCGATCACTCACAGAGGAACGGTGACAGGCAAGGAACGGATACCGGGAGTGAGACACACGAACGCTGACGGGAGCGTCAGAGTTACTATTGATGCGTACTACATCACAGTCGAGAAACATTCCGGGGAGCGGGTGACATTCCGGGTATCGGAGCAGAATTATAACGAGGCGAAGATCGGCGAAAAGTATTCGTCATAGTGCCGGTTTAAGTCCTGAAAATTGGGCTTCATTCGATCGCCTGTCAATAGATTTGAAGCCCGAAAAATGATAGAATAAAGGTAGAGAGTTGACGCTATTGCGGAAGGGTGTCAACCCGGACAATTGCATCAATTCTCTATCCGTTCTTTTTCCAAGTGCCGCAACACGAGGAAGGGGAGCGGATTTTTGCTAAGGAGGTATAAATATGGCAAAAACTTACTCACCAGCAGCGGTCGCAATCGCACTGAATATTTCTGAACAGGCGGTGATCGACGCGGCCGGAAATAAACCCACGTTGGCCGACATTCTTACTCTCGACGACAACGCGAAGCTGAAACGCTACACAGATGAAGCTAAGGCTATAACTTCGCTGCTCTCCGGAGTAAAGGCTCTCGAAAAATGAGTGTCCTGTCGGGGATAATCCTCGGTGCGATCTATCTCACACTTTCCATCGTTTACATCGCAAGTATGCGGCGGGAAGAACCGGAGAAAGAGCCCGAGATCGTATACTCCAATTCCCTGCACGAGATGATAGTCGCCCTCTATGAAACCGACGGTCAGATACAGTTGGTGAGGGATATGATAATTAACATTGACACCGCGGATGCCCCGTCGCAAGGGGACGCACTTAGGTCAATGGACATCTATTGGGACTGGTGCGGGAGATTGGAACAACAAGCGGAGATCCCGATAACAAAAGGAACAGCTACAGCCGAGGCCATGCGAAACTTGGCCGAGGTTAGAAGGGAAGAATTGCTCCGGAAACTTGCCCGGCAGCTCGTAGATCTTCCCCGGCCGGAAATTTCCGGCAAACAGTAAAACGTCGTCATCAAAGCGTCATCAAAGCGTGACGATAATTCAGGCAGAAAGGAGGCAGGGGAGTGGTAGATGTAACTTCCGGTGATGTATACTGCGATGTATGCACACATAAGATAGGCAATTACCTCAACGACGATTACTACAAGCTGATTGCAACAAAATACTGCCCCGTCTGCCGGGAACTGATACGTGGAAACCAGCTCCGGGAGGCACAAAGGGCGAGGCGCAGAAGGCAGAAGCAGAATAAAAAGGAAATGAAGCAAACGATCAGCGAATTTGAAAAAAGGACAAAGCTATTGGTACAGCAGAACAATTTGTTACAAGAGCAGATAGAACAGCTCAAACAGGAGGGCAGGCGATGAGTAAAAAGCGGAAAAGCACCACAGCCAAAGGTACAGCTTACGAGGAGCACGTGGCATCGAAAATGAAGTGGCACGGGTACAAATTCGTGAGGCGAATGGGGAAAAGTGGCGACTTCGGCTGTGACATCATAGCCCGGACAGGATTGTTCGGCCGTAAAGTGGTCGTGCAATGTAAATGCTACTCCGGCAAGGTTGGAAACGCCGCGGTTCAGGAGATCAATGCTGCAAGACAGTATTACGGTGCTTCAATCGCTGTTGTGGCTACAAACAGCACGTTCACTGACGCTGCAAAAAGGCTCGCAAAAGCCTGCGGTGTTCAACTATGGGAGAGGTACTGAGGAGGCGATACCATGAACAGCATGAAACGCGTCATGCGATCAAAAAAGGAAATCGAAAAGATCGTAAAAGAAGAGGTTGAAAAGGCTTACCCCGAAATCAGTCGGGACGTTGCATATCAGACATTTGCTATGGTTTTTCTTGTCCTGAATAAGGACTATGGCTTCGGCCGGAAGAGACTGCTCGACCTTAAAGATAAGATCGAATTACAGTACTGGATGATGCAGGAGAAGCCCTGCGGCATCGACTACACGCCGGAGGATGTGTTGAGGATATGCAAGGAGAAGTTCGGGATTGACTTCAACGTATCGCAGTTTAAGGAGGAATGAAAATGGAGTATATAAGCAGAGAAACGGCGGTTGAAAAAATAACAACTCTCTGTGAGTTAAGAGAAATAGTGTGCAACCCTGATGACGAGTTTCTAAGAGGACTTAAAAATGCACTAAATGCCATAAAGTCTAACGAAATTATACCCTCGGCAGACGCACAGCCTGTGAAGCATGGGCGGTGGATTCCTAAGGCGGGCGAGTTTTGGTGGCTCTGCTCTAACTGTAAGAATAATATAATTTACTCAACATCCGATAGAGACAGAACAGAAAAGCAGCGGTATTGTTCCAAATGCGGCGCAAGAATGGACGGTGATCCGAATGGCTGAGTATCTATGCGAAGAAGATATGAACACAGGCGAGTATATAAGCCGTGACGTGGCTTTAAGACAGCTAAACGCTACATGTTTAACGACAGGCTGCAATAATTACAACGGAGTGATGTGCAGAACCTGTGAATACGCTGATGCTATGGATTTTATAGATGCTATCCCTGCCGCAGACGTACAGCCTGTGAAGCACGGTAAGTGGGAAGAAGTCGCCGAATATGGAGGCTGGGGCGATACATATTACCGCTGCTCGGTATGCGGTGAAGAATGGTACATAGATACTGGAACGCCTATTGAAAACGGCATGAAGTACTGTCCTTCCTGCGGCGCACGAATGGATAAGGAGGAATGACCATGGATGAATATATAAGCAAGCAGAAAGTTTTAGATTATCTTAATGGTTACCTACATTCGTTGGGTGACGGCGGTGCAGAGGATTTGCTGTTCGTCCGTGGACAGCGCAGAGCATTGATAAATTCAATACAGGATATATTAGCAGTAAAAGCCGCAGACGTACAGCCTGTGAAGCATGGAAAGTGGATAGAAGTGACACCGAAACATTCGCGTTGTTCTGTATGTGATACAACTTGTCTAATAGCTGTTTACCCGATAAGTAAAGGAGCTAACTATTGTCCGAATTGCGGCACGGATATGCGAGGTGATCCCAATGTATAAAATCACAATCACGTTCTCAGACGGCACAGTGATACAGCGTGAAGTGTTCGGTCGAATACAAGCCTACACGCTGTATTACAATGCCAAAAGGAACTCGGATGTCCGGGACGTACAGATGAAAGGAGTGGGAATATGACGGACGGCTTTGATTATAAAAGCCCGGTGCAGATGATGCTCGGGGAAATGCGCTTGAAAATGGAAGATGATTTCACCGCACACGCATCCCAGCAGGTCGGGTGGAATATCGATAAAGACGAGCTGATAAAGGCACTGAAATATGACAGGCAACAGTACGAGAAAGGCTTTGCAGATGCCAGAAATCCCGACAGCCGGTTACAGGAGATCGCACATCATTACGGCTTTGAACATCAGCGCGAAGTGCTCGTCGAGGAATGCGCTGAGCTGATACAGGCTTCTCAGAAATGCAAGCGAAATCAGGTGCGCGCCTTCGACAACTTCATTGGAGAGCTCGCCGACGTAAAGATCATGGTCGAACAGATGATGCTGCTTGTCGGGACTGAGGAGGTCAACAAGGTAATCGATCAGAAACTCGACAGACAAATGCGAAGAATCAAGGAGGGAAAATAAATGGCTACAGAGTGTATTGTCTGCGGAGCAACGATCCCGGCCGGCAGGAAAGTATGCCCGGGCTGCGAAGGTAAGAACGAGGGTGTGATATTTGAGGCACTAATGCGCGATAAGTACAACGGCTTTGAAGTCAAGGACGAAATCGAACAGGCGTACAGGCAGGGCTTCGAGGCCGGCATGGCTCAGATCGAAGAAAAGCACCTGTCAGAGTGCCGCCAGATATCGGACTATGATATCGAGAACAAGGCGCTTAAGGCACTGCTGAAACAGGCAGTGGAGGATATCAGAATGATTGCGAATGCAACGTGTATTGTTGGCAGCTTATGTGAAGAATGCCCGCTACACGGCAGCACCGGCGATTACGTGTGCAAGTGGAATCACGAAGCCGAAGCACTCGCCCTTATCGGAGGCGCTTCGGAGTGAAGTTCAAACGGCAGCTAATAGATAAACTGTGTGGCGATTGGAACGCCGCACAAGGCCGCTTCGACCGCCGCATAGTAAAAGTATACGGTTACCAAGCGGAGGCCGAAATCGGCGGGAAATTGTACCAGTTAGAGCTATTCAAGCAGGCCGACGGCTGGCGGCTCGGCGTGTACGGCATTCTGTTCGGTAAAGATATGCATTTCCGTACTATCGAGGAGGCCAATCAGGGCGCGTATAACGCTTTTGCCGACTGGCTTTTTTGGAATGGTGACAAAATACTGCAAAGGCAGGAATATGAATATGGACATCTCAAAGACAGCGACGAGTCCGTGCTATCAGTGCCCGAATAGGCGGCTACATTGTCATGCTGATTGCCCGGAGTATCATGCTTATAAAGAAACACTCAAATCCAACAAGGCGGCAGAGCGCGAAATGTCAGAATGGTCGAGCTTTCGCCGCGATATCAAAGGCACTATTTACAAGCGCCACCTTAAACGAACGAAAGGGGACGGAAAGATATGAAAATGTTTCTGCTCGGCCTGCTGGTCGGCGCGACCTTAGCTTTTATAATCCTGTCTTTCGTGGCGATCGGCCGAGGCGATGACCATGAAGATTAGATTTGATTTCGGTGAGATCGAACGCCGGGCGGCAGAGAAGGGGATCACCAAGCTGTCCCAGCTTTGCCTCGAGGCCGGAGTGCCTTATATGGCGCTCCGAAAAAACAAAAGCCGGGGCAGCGGGGCAAGCATCACCAACGCATGGCTGCTCTCCGATTACCTCGGGTGCTCGATTAATGATATAATAGCCGTGGACTGGTAATTGTTCCTTGCAGGGAACACGGCAAGCCTTGAAAAAGTCCTTTTGAAATGATATACTTAAATTGTACTCGGGAGGGAATCTGAGTGAACGGAACAACACTCATCAATAAGCGATCCCCTCCCGCGGTGTACATCTCCTTTTTGTTCTAAGCATCGAAATCTTCATTTTCCTTTTACTTTTGTTGTCAGGTCTGCCGGATATACTCCCCGGCAGACGCCTCCCCTTTTCTATATGCGCTGTGTGCGACGATAAGGTCACCGGAATTTCCTTTCCGGTCGCACCGCGGAGGTAACGCCTCCGGCAGCGCTCCAATTGCAGCGGCAGGCAGCAACGATGACATGACGCTTTTTCTTACACGAGAGCCGTCCTGCGAAGGGCGGCTTTTGTGTACCCATTCTCCAATTTAATCACTAACAATAGACAATTTTTCGGCTGAAACATTGTCATCATTCACACTTGATTAGTGTGCCTTTCAGAGCTATAATGAACACAACAAAAGGGCAGGAAAGCCCAATAGAAAAGGAGAATCACTATGAATGATAAGATGTTAGAGCAGATCAGAAAAATGAAAGAGCAGACCATCGGAGTTGAGGTCGAAATGAACCACATCACAAGGGATACGGCCGCGAAGATCGCTGCAGGATTATTCGGAACGAATCGGTACGAGAACACGGCTTACCGGAACGGATACAGCACATGGAGCGCTTGGGACGCACAGGGGCGCGAGTGGAAGTTCCAGAAGGACGTCAGCATCAGCGGTATAGAGAGCCAGAAATGCGAGCTTGTAACACCAATCCTGAAATATGAGGATATCGAAATCCTGCAGGAGCTGATACGCCTCCTCAGGAGAGCCGGAGCGATAAGCCACGCGGGTGTTGGAGCAGGCGTACACATCCACATCGGAGCGCAGGGGCACACACCGCAGACGATCAGAAACCTCGCAAACCTTATGGCAAGCCGAGAGGAATTGATCGCCGACGCGATACAGGTCGACGCAGGCCGCAAGTACCAGTATTGTAAGATAACAGATCCCGAATTCATCGCCGAGCTCAACAAGAAGAAGCCCACCACGATGGCACAGCTCGCAGACGTATGGTACAACGCGAACCACGCCAACAGCGGCCGCAATATGCACTATAACAGCAGCCGATACCACATGCTTAACCTCCACGCCACCTTCACTAAGGGCACAATCGAATTCAGGCTTTTCCAATTCGATAAACCGGCCAACGGTAAGAAGAACGGCCTGCACGCGGGACAGCTTAAGGCATACATCCAGCTTTGCCTCGCAATGAGCCAGATGGCAAAAAGCCTGAAAACAGCAACCCCGAAGAAGCCGCAGATAGAAAATCCGAAATTTGCGATGAGAACATGGCTCAATCGAATGGGATTGATCGGCGACGAGTTCGCAACAGCACGCGAAATCCTCACCAAGAACCTCGCGGGCAACGCAGCATGGCGACACGCAGTATAAGGCAACAGCTTTGAACATCCTAAAACGACCGCTTCGGCGGTCTTAGGGTGGTGAAAGGTATTGCCTTTCAGAAAGGAATGAAGGAAAATGGCAAAGAGCTTAGAAAAGAAACTCGAAGAGATCGCTATGGCCGCGGATTACGCGCTCGAGCAGCGAGGCGGGCTGGATACTCGCCGAAACGACACCGAGGACTTTCCGGAGGTAAGCGTCTGGGGAATCCGCGAGATGCTCCGCAAGGCTTACGAGCTCGGAAAAGCAGAAGGAGGTAAAAAGAATGGGTAAAAGGTATTACATCGCTTACGGATCAAACCTGAACGTCACACAGATGCGTTACCGCTGCCCCGCAGCAAGGATCGCCGGCACAACAATGCTGACCGGATTCGAGCTCCTGTACAAGGGCAGCAAGACCGGCGCATACCTCACGATTGAGGAGAAGAAGGGAGGCCGCGTTCCCGTCGCAATATGGGAGGTCACGGCATCGGACGAGAAGAACCTCGATAGATACGAGGGATTCCCGAATTTTTATTACAAGAAGGAGTTCCAGCTCGCTATCCGCGGGCTGGACGGCGAAACGAAAAAGGTCAGGGCGTTCGCATACATCATGCACGAGGAACGCAAGACCGGGATACCGACATGGAATTACGTCGAGTGCTGCAAGGACGGATATGACGACTTCGGCTTCGATCCAGCATACCTCGACGCGGCGTATGAAAGGAGCGCGAGAATCTATGAAAAACATTAAGGCTGCAACTGAGTTCACCTGCCCGAGATGCGGTGGCACATACACCGGATATCCGGCGCTTTCCCGCATAGATAATAGCCCAATATGCCCCGATTGTGGCACGAGAGAAGCCCTCGAGAGCATCGGAGTGCAGGCCGACGAGCAGGATAAAATCCTGACTATCATACACAAGGCTCAGAAATGATATAAAAACGGCCGCTGTGCCGCTCCTGCCGGGAAAAAGGTATAGATATACTTCCCGGAGCAGGCGCGGCATACAGGGGCGGTTTTAGGGGTATACAACGGAAGGAGAAGTATATATGAGGATTACGCCAAGTTCAAGGTACAACGATATGCCGTGTTCGTATGTCGGAACAGGCTGCGCTTATGAGGATATCACCGGGCAGCGGTTTGACGCTCCCCTGCCCGAAGGCCTGACGGATACCGGGCGCGCATCGCTGCGCTGCCTCAACGCTTACGTCAGAAAGCATTTGAAGATCAAAAAGAAGGTTTACTACACCAGAGCTGAGCGCATTAAGCTCCGTGAGTTCCTCGCCGGGAACACCGAGCGCGCAGTAATCTGCGTGCTTGGCCATGCGATATACGTCAACGGGAAAAATTACTGGTCGTTTTTCGGAAATGCCAACGACGACGTTGTATGCGTTTGGTATATCGCCTGAGGCGCAATATATACGGCAAATTTGCCGCCTTTGATAGTATAGGAGTATAGTTATACTGCATCGGCAACGGCGGCAAATACGGCCAAATTTTACGCGATACGAAAGGAGGAAGGTATGAAAATTAAGCTCGACTATGATCGGCTCGAAGCGTATGCCAAGAACAAGGGCGTAACTAAGCTGTCAGAGCTATGCCGGAGGGCTGGGGTAAACTACCACGCGGTGTTGAATAATCGCTATCACAAAAGCGGGATATCAATTGAAATCGCATGGGGATTGTCACAGTTCCTCGGCTGTACCATAAACGATATTGTAAAACCGGACGAAAGCGGAGACTGAGCTCTCCGCTTGCCTTGTGGAGGTGAACTATGAACACACGTGAATTCCTGCTGAAATACAGAAACGCTGAGTACGAGATCGGCGAAATGTCCGAGACACTCCTGAGACTGCGTGCCCGGGCTACAAAATGCACGGCCGCTTACGGCTCGAACGGTGGAGGAGCACAGCCGAATAAAGACAAGCTCCCGGCTATCATCGAGAGAATCATCGAGGCTGAGAAGAAAACCGAAAAGAGAATAGAAGATCTGATGAGCGTACAGGCCGAGGTCGAGGGCGCGATCGCCGAGGTTGAGGACGGCCGGTGCAAGGCTCTCCTTATGATGCGTTACCTCAACGGAAAGAGCTTCGAAGAGATTTCCGTCGCTCTCGGCTACAGCTATCATTATGTCGTCCATGATCTTCACACCAAGGCACTGAGGGCTGTGAAAGTTCCACCTAAATCCACTTGAATCCACCTTTTCGGTTATGTTATCATAATAATAACAAAATATGGAAAAGCACTGCTCCGGCGGTGCTTTTTTGATGAGGTGAAGATATGCAGATATACGAATTACCCATTGCGGACATAGTACCTTATGCCCGGAATCAGAAGAAACACGATAAAACGCAGATAGCAAACGTGGCGCAGTCGCTGCACGACTTCGGCTGGGTACAGCCGGTCGTTGTCGATAAGGATAATAATATCATAATCGGTCACTGCCGTATACTGGCGGCGCAGAAGCTCGCGAAAACCGACAAGAAGTTCCTTACCGCACCGGTCGTAAAGCTCGAAGATCTCACGCCGGAGGAGGCAAACAAGCTCCGTCTGTTAGATAATAAGCTGAATGAATCCGATTGGGATATGGAACTCGTGGCCGAGGACATCCCCGGTCTGGACTTCGACGGCTACAACATTGACTGGGAGCTGCCGGACATTGATGATGACGATGACGAGGTCGTTGAGGACGAGCCTCCGGAAATTACCGACGAGCCCAAGTCAAAGCTCGGACAGATATATCAGCTCGGCGAACACAGGCTTATGTGCGGCGATAGCACGAACCTCGATCACGTAAAGCAGCTCACGGGCGGCCTGCTTGTCGATATGCTCCTTACTGATCCTCCTTACAACGTGGCTCTGGGACAGTCCGGCGGCCACGCTCTCAGGCCGAGCGAAGCAAAGCAGTTACACCGCAGGACGGACGGTAAAATCATTCAGAACGATAGCTGGAACACCGACGAGGAGTTCGTCGAGTTCCTCGTCAAAGTGTTTAAGACAGGCCTCGAGGTAATGAAGCCCGGGGCTACATTCTATATTTGGTATGCCGACACTCAGGCTCTTAACTTCCGCTTAGCCTGCAAGGAGGCGGGAATGCAGGTGCGGCAGAATCTGATATGGAACAAAAACGTGTTCACATTCGGCCGGCAGGATTACCAATGGAAACACGAGCCTTGCCTTTACGGCTGGAAGGATGGCGCAAGCCACCTGTGGGCGAGTGATCGCAAGCAGACGACGGTTATTGACTTCAACAAGCCGGCAAAATCCGACCTTCATCCAACGATGAAGCCTGTCGGCCTTTTCGATTATCAGATAAAGAATAGCTCCAAGGGCGGCGATATAGTCCTCGATCTTTTCGACGGCTCGGGCACAACGATCATGGCCTGCGAACAGAACGGTCGCAGAGCCTTCTGCATGGAGCTTGATCCGCGCTATGTCGATGCCGCGATAGAGCGCTGGGAGACGTTTACCGGTGAAAAGGCTGTATTGCTGAACGGCGACGATCCCGAAAGCGAGGCCGATAACAATGAAACAACTGAGGATTGAATACGTCCCGGTCGAATCCCTCTCTCCATATACCGGAAACGCCAAGATTCACACACCGGAGCAGGTTGACCAGATCGTTCAGTCAATTCGAGAATTCGGCTTTAATGATCCTGTAGCCGTAACAGGAGACCTCATTGTTGAAGGACACGGTCGAGTGCTCGCAGCACAGAAAATGGGATTGAAGAAAGTCCCGATTGTTCGGCTCGATCACCTGACGGACGCACAGCGCAGGGCGTATACGCTCGTTCACAATCAGCTTACCATGAACACCGGGAACGACCTCGATATCTTGAACGACGAGCTCAGAAGGCTCGACGAGGAAGAAATCGATATGAGTGTGTTCGGATTGGAGCTGCCGGACGATGACGGCGATGATATGGACACCGAAGGCGGCGCTGGCGATAACGACACCGGCTATTACGGCGATGCGGTCGAGGCCACCTATAAGGTAATTAACTTTCGGCTATACGATCCCAACAGGACGGAAGGCCGCTATAATATGCCGACGCTTAAGCCTGTTGACTTCGTCCCCACAAAAATGCTGGGCTTCAATTATGCCAAGACCTCGAGAGATTTTGAGGCTACACTCCATTTTTATTTGGATGATTACCAGTTCGAGCGCTTGTGGCACAGGCCGTTTGATTATCTGCCGCTTATGCTGCAGTTTGAGGCCTGCCTCACGCCGAATTTTAGTATATATCTTGATTACCCGGAGGCGGCGAAGATATACAACACGTGGCGTGGAAGGCTGCTCGGGCAGGTAATGCAGGACTATGGCATCACCACAATCCCCATAGTCTATTGGAGCACCGAGAGTTCGTATGAATGGGCTTTCGATGGCCTGCCGGAAAACAGCACGCTTTCGATCAATGACTTCAATCGGAAAAACGAAGAATCCCGGAAACTGTGGGATGAGGGCGTGAGGGAGCTTATCCGAAGAAAGTCACCAAAGCGTATACTGCTATTCGGAAACACAAAAGAACAGAAATGTGACTTTGATTTCGGCGATATTGAGGTCATTTATTACCGGAATGAAAGCTATAAACGAATAAGAGGTGAGGATTAATGTCAAACGGAATATCCGGCACAGGCGGGAATGATGCAGCGGTCAGCGCCCCGGCAAATTATGTGCAGCTCTCCGATGCAGAGGGCAGCGCTTTTATGTCTACAGCCGGTATGTCGGCCGGGGCGAAGGAAGCTCTTGATCTTTATATTTCCAATACAAACCCGAACGGCGACGGCTATTCTCATGCACAGAATCTCAATTACAAGCTGGACAACGGCATCCCGCTGAACGCGACCGAGAAGAAAATCGACGACAATATACAGAAGGGAATGAAGGCACTCGGACAGGATGTGAAACTCGCCCGGTATTGCCACGATGACCTCCTTAAACAGTGCGGTATCAGCGATTACACGAAGCTGTCGGAAGGCCAGCTACAAAGCAAACTTGTGGGAATGGAATTCACCACAACGAGCTATATGAGCACGTCTTACAACGGAAGTAAAAGCCCGTTTGCTCCGGGACAGCCGAAGGGAGGCGGCCGCGAGGTGGTTTTGAATATCAATGCCGGCAAGAAGGTGAAATTCGCTCCCGGCGATAAGTCACAGGCCGAGATTATACTGAATAAGGGCAGTAAGGCGAAGATCGTCGGTGTGCATTATGACGGCACAAAGGCTTATCCGAATTCTATTTATCCGAAGTCAAAGCCAAGGATTGTGCTTGATATCGAAATTACCGAGTAAGAGGTGGCGCGTATGTCAAACGGAATTAGCAGCACAAGCTCAGGTAGATCGGCGAAAGCAGCCGCTTCTGTTCCCTCTCCTGCTCTTAGAAGCGCTGCCTCGAATGGCCTTTCACCATTGGGCGCACAAAGTGAAATCATAGACTATGATGACAAAATAGAATGGGTGAAAAATAACACCAATGTTTCTGATGCCGCGGAGGCGGTCTATGCGGTTACTACATTCACGGATTCCGAGTTTCACGCTATCCGTGATGCTCAGAGAAACGGCGAGAGAGGAACGCAGGCCGCGAAAGACGGAGAAACTCTCGAGGATTATATCAAGAACGCTCCGCAGTGGGATAACTCGCGGGATTTGCACCGAGGTATGAGCCTTTCGACTACACAGGTTCAGAGCATTCTCAAAGGCATTAAAAACGGCGAGCCGTTTGATATAAACTATGGTGGTACGGCAAGCTGGAGCGGATTATATACAGTGTCGGAAAAATTCGCACGCGACGGAATTGATAAAACCCCGGTCATTTTCCGTACTAAGAAAATGTCAAACGCCTCACCGGTCATGCATTTGTCAACCTTTTATAGCGAAATGGAGGTTTTATCGAGTAAAGATAACAACTTCCGGCCTATAAAGGCGACGAAAAAGAAGATTAACGGCGTCGACGGTTACGTTATCGATGTAATCCAGATATAACTTGAAAGGAGCGATATATCAATATGTCAAATGGAACAAGCAGCACCAATTCAAGCGGGGCAGTAAAACCGGCTGTTCCCGCAGCTCCGGCCGCTCCGGCCGCTCCCGCTGTACTCGCAAACCCGCCAGCTCCGGCGAGCCCTGCGAAAAAGGCGAAAGCCCCAGCTAACAATTTATCACCGATTGGAATGCAAGGCCAGCTCGGTGGAGAATCAGCCCGCGTCGATTGGGTAAAGAAAAACACGACCGTCTCAGATCCGCAGGCCGCTTATAATGCGGTTTATGGCTTCACCGGCTTCGATTCCGGCGATATACGTGAAGCACAGAAAAAGGGTGAGAAAGGCACAACTGCAGCCAAGCAGGGAGCGGCAATCGAAGATTATATAAAGAAAGCACCGCCTTGGGACAATAGCAAAGACCTTCACAGGGGCATGAGCCTTTCGACGGCTACAGTAAATGATATGGTATCACAGCTTAAGGCCGGAAAGAAGGTTGACTTTGATATCAATAATGGTGGATCGGCAAGCTGGAGCGCGACGTATAAGGTCTCAGAATCATTCGCCGGCACTGGATGGGGCAAAACCCCTGTCATATTCCGAACGAAGAAAATGACCGGAGCTACACCTATAATGCACCTGTCGCATTTCTTCGGCGAGAACGAAGTTCTATCAAGTAAGGATAACAAGTTCAAGGCGGTTAAAGCAACGAAGAAGAAGATTCATGGCGTTGACGGATACATCATTGATGTCGTCCAGATATGACTTGACTTCATCGAAAATAAGAGGTATAATGTCACTAACAAATTATGAGGAGGAGTGGTCAAATGACTGACAAGCAGTTTACCAAGATAGCACAGGACGCCTTATCCGCTATGAGCGATAAGGTAAACAGGGATCTCAGAAGCGGTGAGATACCGCATCCCGCGAACAAGAACGCAATAGCTCAGTTCAGGCGTAAAATGACGAATCAGGGCAAGGAAATAACCTCACTGATCGATCGCAGAAGGCAGAGCGGCTATTACGACAAGAACCCCGGCGCTGCAAAAAAGGACTGGGAGGACGCATACTATGTCCGCTTCATTCTCCGTTTGCAGGATGATGACTGGGAGCATTTTTTCAATAAGGGGTGATACGATGGCCAAGTTAACACCGAAGGATTACGACAGGAGCGAAGGCCGCGTCGGCATTAAGATCACGAAGAAGCCCGGCGACAACAAGCCCAAGCCCAAGAAAACACCGAAGAAAACCAAATAAAACACAGGCGGTCTCTCTCAGGCCGCCTTTTCTATACCCGGAAGGAGGAGAAGGAATTGTCAAACGGCATAAGTTCGACCAGATCAGCGGGTGGTGCGCCGAGCAAGACTGCAAGTGGCACACCGACTAAGGAGGTAATCGCACAGGTATCCCAGCCGCAGACAGCGCCACAGGCAACGCCACCGCAGGCAGCACAGTCACAGACTGAGGTTAACGCAGCGTTAACGAAAGAAATTGAATCCTTTACCTCAGGAAACATCAATATAGACGCGCCCAAGATAAAGAAAGTCCTTGATAACGCGCCTATCGGTTCACTTATCGAGCATGACTCTTATTATCACCCGACAGCGGGAATGTTACAGGATCAGTGGAGAAAGGTCGGCGCTGAAACTTGGGAACACACGTGGCGAGTGAAGGACGGTGAGATATACTGGAAAAACAACGACAGCTCAAAGTGGGCTGCATCGGCTATATGGAATGCTTTTCATAACCCCGACCTTCATGGATGATTTTAAGAGGCGATTGATATGTCAAACGGTACAAGTTCGACCAGACAGGTTAATAAAAATCAAGCGTTCCCTTCGGGGAGCGCTTTTATTATACGTGAAAGGCGGTGAATCATGAACGGAACGTCAAGGACGAGGAGCAGGAAACCGGCCATGCCGGGAATAGAGTGGGGGGAAGATTATGAAAAAAACTTCTTTCTTAAAAGCAACCTCGTCGGCGGCCTTTTGCAGCCGTATCGTAAATATATGCAGGCCAGAGGATTTACGCCCGAAGAAGCTGAACAGGTAAGAAAGCTACTCGATGCACACAGTGGAACGAGCCATCAGCAGGCGATCGCTGACAAACAAATAGTGGACGAACTCGAAGCAAACACACGGCTCGGACAAGCGATCGAAGCAAAAATAGATTTTGAAGAGGCCGTTTATAAGGAATGGATCGAACACACCAAGAAGCAGGATGATGCGTGGGAAAAATCTGTGTTTGACGGTCAAAAAACTATCTATCGAAAAGGCGACAGGAAAGACGGCGTCGAAGCATGGACAACCAACGAGGATGGCGCTGATATGGGCGGCGGTGGCATTGGATGGGATCACAAGTCAACGGTGGAATCCATGTTTAAAGAGGGGTATCGCTTGCTCGGCGGGGCTGCGTTAGCGATCGGCTCGCCGGGAGAGGATGAGATCACCTTTGTTAAGTACAAAAAGAAACACAAGTAAGTGAAAGGCGGTGAGAGGTATCGCAAAGGTCGGCAGGAAAGGCTTATATCAGGAGTGGATCACGCCGGACGGCCTGCTTACATTAAAGGGCTGGGCGCGTGACGGGCTGACTAACCTCGAAATAGCGAAGAACTGCGGCGTTTCAATGTCGGCTTTCGCCGAATGGTTGACAAAGTTCCCGCAAATAGTGGAAACATTAAAAGAAGGCCGCAGGCCGGCGATCATCGAGGTTGAGGACACCTTCTTCGAGAAGAAACTCAAAGGCTATTTCGTGGACGAAGAAATAGTCGAGGTCACCAAGCATCCGAATGGTACGAAGACGGAACACAGGAAGAAGATGAAGCGGTGGATACCTCCGGATACTACAGCCATGATTTTTTATCTCAAATGCAGGAAACCGCAGCAGTACAACGATAAACAGGCTCTCAGTGCGGATAACGAGGCGACTAACGGCAAGCTCGACCAGCTCATTGAGGCGGTGAAGGATATATGACAAAGGCCAAGACCACGTTTTTTACGGCCAAGCAGGAAGAATTTATCAGTAAGATCAAATACGGCGGCCTGAAACGCCTTAACATCCTTACCGGATCGGTGCGTGCGGGTAAAACGTGGGTAACGCTTGTCGGGTGGGCGATATGGGTGGCGCAAATGCCGCTCGATAAGGACTATATTATGGTCGGCGTCACGCTTGATACGCTGGACAACAACTGCCTGCGGCTGCTGCAGGATTTAGTCGGGGAACGAAACTTCCGATACAACGCAAAGGCAAAGGTCGGCACGCTGTTCGGGCGGCGAATCCGTCTCGAAGGCGCGAATGATACGCGCTCCGAGCGTAAGATACGAGGTGCGACGTTTCAGGGCGCTTACGTGGACGAAATCACACGAGTTGACCACGACTTTTGGCAAATGTTACTCTCCCGACTATCCGAGCCGGGAGCTAAGCTCTTTGGAAGTACAAACCCCGACAGCCCGAATCACTGGCTTAAGGTAGAATACCTTGACCGAGCGGACGAGCTGGATATGTACAGCGACAAGTTCACGATAGATCAGAACACGTTCCTCGATCCCGAATATGTAAGGCAAATCAAGTCGGAGTATACCGGCGTGTTTTACAAGCGGTTCATCGAGGGCGAGTTTGCCGTGGCAGAAGGCGTTATATATCCGGGCTTCGAGGAGGCCGTCTGTGAGGCGCAGGAAGGCGGCTTCACCGACTATGTATTATCTATCGACTATGGTACACAGAACGCCTTTGCAGCCCTTTTGTGGGGCAACAGGGGCGGCATTTGGTATTGTATGCGAGAGTTCTATTATTCCGGCCGTGATACCGGAAAGCAAAAGACTGACGAGGAGTACGCGGTGGATTTGGACACACACTTCGGTGATATCATAGAAGGCAAGACCGAGCGCGGCAACAAGCTGAAAGTGATAATCGATCCTTCGGCCGCATCCTTCATCACGACTTTGAAGAAACGTGACCACAAGTACAAGGTAAACCCGGCCGACAACGCTGTGCTGGACGGAATCAGAGAAACGGCTACAGCGATGTATACCGGAAAGATTAAGATTTATAGTTCCTGCAAATGCCTGATTAAAGAGCTGCAGGGCTATGCGTGGGTGGCTGATGCGGTCGAAGATACACCGATAAAGGTGAACGATCACGCCTGCGATGCCATGCGCTATTTCGTAAAAACTATGAAGATAGCGTGCCCGAAATATCAATATTCAAACAGAACTATCCAAGGAGTGTGATTACAACGCTTACATACAACGATTTACAGCGCTGCAAGAGCGAGCAGGAGCGTATAACGTTTATACAGGCAGCGATTGGAGAACACGAATCCAGCGAGGCGTTTCAGCTCGGTACGGACGCTGGCCTTTTGTATCGTGGCATAGATCGTGAGCTGGAAAAAGTAAGACAGCTTGTGTACGACCGCGAGGGTAACGCTTATAACTCGAAGAAGGCGAACCACAAGTTAGTGTCAAACCTGTTCTTCATTTTCTGCACTCAGCTTGTAGCTTATCAGCTCGGCAACGGCATTAGCTTTGACAATGCAAAGGTAAAGGAACAGCTCGGCGGTGCGGACTTCGATTACAAGGTGCAGAAGGTCGTACAGTACGGCTTCTGCGACGGCGAATCATACGCTTACGTGGACGAGGACGGGATCATCCCGCTGTGCTTCGCTTGTAAGATCGACGGCAACGAGCCGATTCTGAAACCCCTGAAAGACGAGGACGACGGCCTTATCAAAGCGGCCATTAGATACTGGCGGCTTGCCCCGGATAAGCCCCTTATGGTGCGCCTGTTCGAGCTTGACGGCACGACGGTATACAAGGAAGTGCGGAATGAAAACGGCGACAAGAGCGAGTTACAGCTATACAAGAAGAAGCAGTCATATAGCAAAGCGAAAATATCAAGCCCGCTGGAAGGCGCAACAGGGGAGATAGACAAAGTTCCGGCATCCTTCCCAATCGTGCCGTTCCGCTATATAAACGGCCAGTCGGAGCTGGCGGGAAAGAAGTCGACGCTGTTCGCTTACGACGTGGTCAATTCCGGCCTCGTAAACGGCGTGGATATGAACACGGTGTACTGGATTATCAGGAACGCTGACGGAATGGATGTGCAGGACGACCTCAACTTTGTAGCCGACATCATCAATAATCAGGCGATCCATGAACCTGAGGGCGTGGAAATCCGCAAGGAAGAAATGCACTTCGACACACAGGCGTTTTTGAACGTCCTCGGAGTTCTCCGCGACAAGCTGTTCACCGACTTTATGGCGGTTGACGTCGAGAGAAAGCTCGCCGGCAACGTAACGACCGTCGAAATCAAGGCCGCATATCAGAACCTCAACCTCAAATGCGATATACTCGAACACTGCCTGTCCGATTTTATCCGGGGCGTTCTCCGGGTAAAGGGTATTGACGAGAATGAGCCTTTTCATTTTAAGAGGCCTAATGATATCAATACAACCGAATTTGTAACGATGCTCATGCAGATCGCACCGGTTCTCGGCGACGAAACGACGCTGAAACTTATATGCGAGACGCTCGGCTTAATCGACGAGTACGAGAATATAAAAGCCCAGCGTGAGGCCGAAGCTATGGAGCAGCTCGGGCTGATGCAGCAGGCCGCGCAGATTGGCGAACAGGCGGCCGCACAGGGCGGCTCTGCGGAGGCAGAGGTATAGTTATACTAAAAAAACGAAAGCCCCGAAAAAGGGCGCATTTTTAGCGAATTTGAAGGAGGTAAACTATGGAATCAGCGGATAGAATCGAGATCACTTTCAAGAACGGTGACACCATTTCCTATGGCAAGGGCGAGTGGGACGACTATGGCTATGACGGCAAGGCGGTCATGGTAAAGCAGAAGGGCGCGTGGATCGGTATATATAACTGGGACGATGTATTCTGCGTGGAGCTTAAAGAACACTAATGGCTCGAATATACAGCGATAAAAAGCGCAAGGTATACCGGCCTGAGATAACGATTGAGTATGAAAGCATCACTCAGATTCCGCTGATACTGCTTACAATTTGCAGATTCGGTATAAAACGGGTGAATTGCAATCTTACAACGGATAAATACACAGTCGGAATAATCAAAATGCTGATAATTCCGAAATATCGACTTATAAGGCGGTGATACAATGCCCGAATACCTCCCCATTCAGTACAATCCCCTGCTCCTTGCGGACGAGGGGTATATGGAAACCGAAGAACTGTTATTCCTTATGACGGCCGAGGTCGAGAGCGTATACGGACAGGCTTACGTGGAGCTGTTAAGAAAAGCACAGGAGCACTTGAAATGGTTTGTTGTAGCCGATGAAGCAAAGAGAAAGCTCTTTAATTCCGGAAAGATCACGAAAAGCGACTATCAGGCGTGGCGGCGTAATCAGATGATGACCGGCCGCCACAATCATGCCATGACGCAGAACATGGCCGACGTACTGACCGCCAAGAACGAGGTCGCGGCATCGATCCTGAACGGATATATGCCGGAGGCATACGCGATCAACGGCAACTGGACGACGTATCAGATAGAGCATCATTTCGGGATCAACACCATGTTCGAGCTGGTCGATGAACAGACAGTCGAGCGCCTGCTCCGGGAAAAACCCGACCTGCTCCCGAAAGCCAGCGTCAATATCCCGAAAGACCTGCGCTGGAACAAGGAAAAGCTGAACGCGGCGATCGTGCAGGGCATCTTACAGGGTGAAACGGTCGAAGAAATAGCGGTGAGGCTCGCTGAGGTAACGGATATGAACAAGAAGGCGGCCTTACGTAACGCCAAGACCATGACCACAAGCGCGCAGAATGGCGGCAGAATGGACGCATACAAGCGCGCACAGGCTATGGGCGTCAAAGGACTAAAGCACCAATGGCTGGCGACGCTTGACGGCCTGACGCGATATAGTCACAGGCAGCTTGACGGCGACGTGGTCGATGTCGGAAAGAAATTCAAAAACGGTCTGTTATATCCGGGCGATCCGCAAGGTCGTCCGGAAGAGGTCTATAACTGTCGATGCGCTGATGTAGTATCATTCGAGGACGACCTCTTTTACAAGGATGAAGGGCGAGACCAGCACATATACGAGCCCAACAGTAAAGTCCGCAATATGACCTATGACCAGTGGAAAAGCGCGAAGGGCGGCGAGCCGCTGTTCAAGGCTGAGCGTAACGCGAGCCGGGATATAAAAATGCACGAAGAATACGTCAGCCTGCTCGGAAAGAAAGTTCCTTCCCGGTTTAAGGACTTTCAGGAGCTGAAATACGGCGATCCGGCGGCGTGGAAAGCAACAGTGTCCGCTGCCCGCAAGGCAAGGAACGCAAGGAGGCGAAACAATGCCTGATTATGATATCACGATTACTTCCCATAAGGCCGATGTTATCGAAGCGATGAAGCGGCAGGGACTTGCAGCCCTCGAAGCGGTCGGGCTGAAAGCGGAGAAGTACGCGAAGATGAAGTGCCCCGTTGGAACACCGACGAGCACCGGAATTGCACACTATGTTTCATCCGGATTAAGGCAGTCGATTACTCACAAGGTGGCCGCGAATGAGCTGTATATCGGTACAAACCATTTCTATGGAAAGTACGTCGAGCTGGGAACGGGTATATACGCCTCGAACGGCAAGGGACGCAAGTCTCCGTGGGTATGGCGCGATAAGAACGGCAAGGCGCACTTCACACACGGCATGAAGCCCCGGCATTACCTTCGTGATGCCGCGAGCGATCACAAGGAGGAGTACAGGAGAATTTTTATAAAATACCTCCGTGGAACTATATGATAAATGCCGAAATATCTTGACAAATGCGAATAGAGGGTGTATACTATGGGTAAAGAATACAAATTAAGCCCGGAGCAGGTGCAGGCGATTGAAAAAGCGGCCAAAAAGGCCGACAGAATCGAGCTGATACCTTGCGAGGAAGGCTTCAAAATTGCTGTTATACGGCGCGAGAAACTTAAAACAGAATAGTCACGCTGTAATAAGTCGTTTTACAGTAAAGAGCCAAGCGGTGGTTAGATCAAATCTAACTGCCGCTTTTTTTATGTTCAAACCCGGGCAACTCCCGGCACTGAGCACCAACGGCGCGGCGAAGCACAGCCGCACAAACATACCGAACCGCAAAGCATAGCGGCCGAAGCACAGGAGGTAGAATATGTCATTTAAGAGATCAGACCTCGCGGCTCTTGGTATAGAGCCCGAAAAAATCCAGACGCTCATTGACTGGCACATGGAGACCGTAAGCGGCCTGCAGGCCAAGATCGACGAGAACAAGGATGCAGCAGACGAGCTGGCCAAGGTACAGGCAGAGCTCGCACAGGTAAAGAAAGACCTGAACACCGCGAACAAGGCAATTGATACCGCGAACAAGGACGATTACAAGGGCAAGTATGAGACTGCCACAGCGGAGCTCGAAATGCTTAAAAGCGAGTTTGCAGCGAAAGAAACCGCTACAGCCAAGAAAGCAGCCTTAAAGGCAGAGCTTAAAAAGGAGAATTACTCCGACAGAGCTGTGAATCTTATACTGAGAAACGGATTCGCCGATGATGTGGAAATAGGAGAGGACGGTACGGCAACAAACCTCGCCGATGTGGTGAAGGCTATACAGGCCGACAGCGATTTCTCCGGATTCACACCGCAGGTAACTGAAACCAAGGTGAACCTTGAAACCCCTCCGGCCAACGCGGGTGGTAAGAAAGCCTTAACGTGGGACGATATCGACAAGATCAAGGACACCGATGCAAGGCAGCGCGCTATGGCTGAGAACATGGAGGCGCTCGGCATCAAGAAATAAGCGAAAGGAGCTTAAAAAATGGCAGATAACATTACAACCGCAGCAGAGGATAACCTCATTGTCGCTGATGATATGAAGAGAGTCCGTGAGCAGGACTTTGTAAGGCGTTTCGAGCACCACAGCCTGAAAAAGCTGCTCGAGGCTATCGGCGTAACTCGCCGCATTCCCATGATGGAGGGCACAACTCTTTACAGCTACACTACTTCCGGCACACTCCAGAACGGTGCTGTTCCCGAGGGCGAGGTAATTCCTCTCTCCGAGTACGAGCAGGTGAAGACACCGGTCGGCGCAATCAGCCTTAAGAAGTGGCGCAAGGCCGTTTCCGCAGAGAGCATTAAGAAGTCCGGCTATCAGGCCGCCGTTCGCGAGACAGACGAGGCACTTCTCCGCGATGTACAGGCCGATGTAAGAAACGACCTCTTCGGATTTATTAACGGCGCTATCACCGGCGCGACATCAGTAACCGGCTCTGACCTCCAGTCCGCGCTTGCCGCAGCATGGGGACAGCTCCAGATCAAGTTCGAGGACGATTCTATCGAGCCTGTATACTTCATCAATCCTCTCGACGCAGCAACATACCTCGCTAATGCGTCGATTACAACCCAGCAGGCTTTCGGCATGACTTACATCGAGGACTTCCTCGGCCTCGGCACAGTCATTATCAGCTCTAAGATCACACAGGGCACTTTCGTGGCTACAGCTAAGCAGAATTTCATCATGTATTACCTCACTATGGGCGGCGATATTGCAAGAGCTTTCAAGCTCACAACTTCCGACGACCTGCAGTATATCGGTATTAACTCTGGAATTATGAACGGCGACCGCGCACAGATCGAGAGCCTTGTAATGGACGGCATTCAGATCCTCGTGGAGTATGCCGCCGGCGTGGTTAAGGGTACTATCACAGGCGCATAATGAAATACACAGTACTGAGGTACTTCACCGACTTGCAGGACAAAGGATACGCATACAAGGAGGGAGACGTATATCCCCGTGAGGGGCTGTCTCCTTCCCGAGATCGTATAGAGGCGCTGGCAAGCGGTAACAACAAGCGGCACATTCCCCTTATACAGGCGCTCCCCGAGGAAACCGAGGCAGTAAGCCCCGCAGAAGCGCCTGCTGAGGATAGCCCCGCAGAGAAAGAAAGCAAGCCCAAGCGCAGAAAAAAGCGCGATGACTAACACAGGAGGCGGTGCAGCATGGCACAGTTGACTGAGGTCTGTGCAAATATCAAGAATTATTTCTTACGCAAAACATATAGTGGCACGTATGCAATCAGTCCGGGCACTGCACCGCTCCCCTCTCTCTTGGACGGTCAGTACTTCCGGATTGTAGGCAGCGCACTTAACGACGGTGTCTGGCAGAATGTTCCGGAGGACTTAGCAAATCTGAGAGAGGAAGAATTCTCTGGTGAAATATGGGCTATGGGCGTCCCTCGTGACTTCGAGCAGCTTTGCGAAGATATCGCAGCATGGCGCGCAGTAAACGAAGGCCTCGACAGCAACAATATGAGCCCGTTCCAGAGCGAAAGTTTCGGCGGGTACTCATACAGCAAGGGCAGCTCAGGATCGTCCGGCGGTGGAGGAGCGGGCGCGACGTGGCAGTCGATGTTCCGTTCTCGCTTGAATACGTATAGGAGGGTGTCGTTATGAGCTTGTTATCAGCGGCATACGAGCCGTTCTATTTTATAATCAAGCGATTCGTTCCTGACGGTGAGAGCGGTTTTATCCCGACGTGGGAGAGAGGGGAGCAGTTTATGGCAACAGCCAACTTCCCGAACAGTTCCCTTTCAGAGATCGCTGCAAAGCTCACTGAAAAAACGACCTGTACCATAACAACCTCCCGGGCTGTAACGCTCGAGGCCATGGACGTGATACAGCGCGCTGAGGACGGCGTATACTTCCGGATTCTTTCGAGCGGGCACGAGAACAAGACACCGAAGTCGGCTCACCTCGATATGCGGCAGAGCCGTGCGGAAATATGGACGCCGCCTGACCTCGAATAAGCCCCTTTTTCGGGGCGCTTATCCTGCGAGGGGTAAGCATACTATAAAAGGATCGGACGGCCGAAAAACGGCCGTTCTGATAGGAAAGGAGCGATAGTATGACGAAGGCCGAAGCGTTACAAGCCTTTTTTTCAGGCTTTGGTATCCCGGCTTACGAAGAAAACTCGGTTTATAGTATGGCAGATAGAGGCGAAGCTCCCTCTATGCCTTATTTGACATACGAAGTGAAAACGGATTTTTTCGGAGACTTTGACACCAACATTACCTTCTCCCTTTGGTATCGCTCTTACAAGTGGACGGACATTCACGCTAAGTCCGACGAGATTTCCGCGGCCATTGGCCGTGTAGGAAAAATTCTCTCATGCGACGGTGGAAGAATCCTCGTGATGAAGTCACAGCCGTGGGCACAGGATATGGGCGATGATTCGGACGATGCAGTGAAGCGCATCCTCCACAACCTCACTTTGAGGTACTATACAAACAATTGAAGAAGGAGGTAAAAAATGTCAACGTTAGACCTTACTCAGTGGGATATCATAACGGAGGAGGACTTTCAGGGAATGCAGTTTGATAGCGGCGTCCTGATAAAGAACTTTGATCCGAACACTTTTGTTACCCCGGCCGAGGGCGATATCGCCTGCGTTACCAGCGGCGACTTTTCCCTCACCTATAACACGACAAAGGTGAACCTTGGCGATGACGTCAATAATATCTTTTTCCGCTATGCGGAGCTGGAAGTAATCACCGGCACGGACGCGGCAACGCTTACCGTGACAACGCTTGACTTCTCCGCAGAAGGTATCAAGAGAGCGCTCGGTGCGGCCGATATCTCAGACACCAAGATAACACCGCGCTTCTATATTCAGCCCGGCGACTTCGAGAACCTCGCGTGGGTAGGAATGAAGCTCGGCGGCGGTCTTGTGGCTGTAGTAATCCCGAAGGCACTGTCAACAGGCGGTATCAGCATTACAGCAACAAAGGGCGGCAAGGGTAGAAACCAGCTTACAATTCAGGGATTCAAGACAATCCACGACAAATCAAAGGCTGAAATGGAGTTCTACTCTACCTCCGGCAGCGGCATCACGATCACCGCACAGCCTATTGACGCTGAGGTAAACGTGGGAACAGCAGCGGCATTCAGCGTTACAGCAACAGGCACAGACACACTGTCATACCAGTGGCAGCTTTGCGCTGTAGGTGATTCCACATATCACGACATTTCCGGAGAGACAGGCAGTGAGCTCGAGCTTTCCGCATCAGCCGTGACCGCAGCAGCCGACGGTAACAAATACCGTTGCAGAATTACAATGGGTGCAACGTCAACGTATACCAAGCCCGCAACTCTTACGGTGAACGCGGGAGCATAAGCACAACTGAATATCACAACAGAATATCCCCGGTCTCTCGGGGATATTTTGCTTATAAGGAGGATTTAAAATGAAAGGCTTTAACGATTACACAGGCGTGGAGGGCATCGATAAGCTCGTTGAATGTGCGCCTTATGTAACGGAGATCATAAAAGACAAGAAAATCATGGAAGGTTTATCCAACAAGACGTGGCTTGAAGTCGGTGCGATGGTATACAAGGCACACACTAAGGCGTGCAATAAGATGTTTGAAATCCTTGACCACAAGCCGGAGAGCAGCCTCGGCCTCGTTTCCGCTACAGCTCAGATAATGTCTGAAATACTCTCCGATGAAGATACAATCGATTTTTTCATATCGGCTGGCAAGAGTGCGAAGTCCTCGACCTCTGCTATGGAGAGTACAGAGGACGAACAGTAAGGGGCTTTATCCGGTACGTTCTCGCCCGGTATAAGGCAACGGAAGAGGACAAGATATACCGCACATATACCGCTGAAATACTGCGCTTTTACGCCACACAGCACGGTGCAGACGTTCTGAGGTATACGGATATCCTTTCCGGTAACGTGGCAGAAACGGGCGAAAACGAGGCAGAAACGATAAAGAACGACATATTGTCAGAATTTGAAAGATTAGGAGGTGGAACACGTGGCAACTGATTTACTCGACCTTTATGTCAAGGTTAAATTTGATTCGTCTGCATTCAACGCAGGCATGGCTGATGCAGAAAAGAGCTTTTCAAAATTCGGCGAGAAAGTAAAAGCCGGTGTTGCAACGGTGGCAAAGGTTACAGCCGGAGCGGTCGCGGCCGGAGCGGCGGCAGTCGGTAAAATAGTTTCTGATTCTGTCAGTGCTTATGGCTCTTACGAGCAACTTGTAGGCGGCGTTCAGACGCTGTTCGGCGACAGTGCTGCAATAGTGCTTAAAAACTCCGAGAAAGCGTTTCAGACTGCCGGAATGTCCATGAATAAATACATGGAGACAAGTATCCAGTCGGCGGCGGCTCTTATCAACTCCCTCGGCGGCGATCAGAGGAAAGCAGCTAAGTTAATGGATATGTCAATTCGTGATATGTCCGACAACGTAAACAAGATGGGCACAACTATGGAGGCTGTGCAAAACGCTTACAGAGGCTTCTCCCGTGGCAACTTCACCATGCTCGATAATTTGTCCTTGGGATTTTCGGGAACTAAGGCTGGAATGGAAGAGCTGCTTGAAAAAGCGGAGCAGATTTCCGGTATACACTATGATATAAGCAGTTATGCTGATATCGTCAATGCCATCCATGAAGTGCAGCAGGCTATGGGTATCACAGGAACAACCGCAGAGGAGGCCGCTGATACTATACAGGGATCAGCAGGCTCAATGAAGGCAGCGTGGGAGAACCTCAAAGTCGAGCTTGTAAAGGATAATGGCGATATATCCGGTTCGTTTGATAATGTAGCGGCATCAGCTTTGACTATGTTTGACAATATAGAGCCGAAGGTTGAACAGGCAATACAGAATCTTCCGGCACTGCTTGATAGAGTATCAACAACAATAAACAAGATGCTCCCGAAACTCATCCCTCAGGTGGGTAGTATAATAGGAGCGGTCGGAAAGAGCTTGTTAAAATCACTTCCCTCCCTGCTGGATTTTGGCATAGATATAATGGCGATGATAAACAAAGGCCTCAGATCGGAGGGAGGACAAACGTCAAATTTCTTCTCTAAACTGCTGAAAGATATCACTGACCGAGTACCGACAATATTCAGATTCGGACGGCGCATCATGGAGGCTATTATTGACGGCATAAGCAAAACAGATCCGACAGAGTTAGGCGGGAGCTTGCAGAAGGTATTCAGCTCAGCCTTATCTAATCTGACAACCTTATTCGACAATATAGACTGGGAGCAGGCCGGAGAATGGATAGCAAAGGCTTTAAATAGCATAGACTGGGACGCTATTGTGACAAGCGTAGCGACACTTATAGGCGCGGTCATTCAGAATTCACCTGACTTACTGGCTGGAATCGCTGAAAACGTTGACTGGGAGAATTTGGCTACACTTGCGGCTCTGTACTTCACACCGAAGTTCCTCAAAGGCGTTGGTGTGGCAATCGCAGACACAGCACTGTGGAAAACGGTCACAGCAGGGCTTTCAACTCAGCTTTCAGTTAGTGCCGGAGCAGCAGCGGGAAGTGCAGGCCTTACACTTACAGCCGGATTACTGGCGGCAATAGGTGGCTGGAAACTCGGAACGTGGATCAGAAAGAAGATAGGCGAGGAAGAAATTGACAAGGTGGTATGGGAATACTGCGATCAGTGGAAACTCGGCTTTGATATGATTTGTGAAGCGTTTAATTACGTTGCGGGTGTTTTAAGGCTCGGCTGGCATAATATACAGATGGGTGCAAGTGAAGCAATAGGTAATATAATTCAGCGATGGATGGAGCTTATAGGTACAATCACGAAAGTAATTGATAAGATCGTTGAAGTTAAGGACAAAATCACAGACGGATTCAATACCGCTAACGCCTATGTAACGACCGTGGGCGCTATCAAGGACAGTTTTCTTGGCCGATTCCTTAACGGCAACGGTGCAGGCCACCACAGAGCGGCAGGTGGTATCATCATCAATCAGCCGGTATACGATAAGAGGGGCAACCTGTACGGCGAGGCAGGCCGCGAAGCCCTGCTCCCGCTGGATAGTAACACAGGCTGGATGGATAAACTCGCTGACCGTGTCAACAAGGACAGTGGCGGTGTAGTAGTCCAGAATCTTTATCTTACGGTCGAGGGCGGCCGTATTGCAGACGACTATGATACCGAGCGCTTTATCGAAAAGGTCGCTCAGAAGCTCGGTGCATTAAACGTTAAACAGGAGCGATCGGTGGGAGGTATAGGATGGACGTGACCAGTGAAGTAAAGTTTTACCTGAATAGCGTATCCTCCGACAGCGTCGGCTTGTACGTCGATACACTCCCCGTTCCTAATATGGGGCAGATGCGCTATACACAGTGGGCGGTCGGGGCAGACGAGGACAGAGCCGAACCCGACTGGACTTTCGAGGATATCGAATACCCCATTACGGCATATAAATTCCTGCCGGAAACGCTCGACGATACCGACTTACACCAATTTTTTCAGAATCCTCAGACCTTGCAGCTTTCAACGCTGCCCGGGGTATACTTCAAAATACGGACGGTGAGCGTTAGCGCGTCAAGCGATTATGACAACCGCAGAATCCGCTATGATATCACGCTCACGCTTGCCCCTTTTAGGTATAAGACGGACAATGCGGAGATCCAGCTCGACGATCAGTCCGGCTCGTTGGTGAAAGTGGACGGCAACCGCTATTGTAAGCCTGTTTTCCGCATAATCGCACGAAGCCAGACACTTATTGGCGGTGAAACTATCAAGATCACAGTCAACGGGCAGGAATTCGACGTCCATATTCCCGATGCCGCTACAACGTACATTGACAGCGACAGGGAGATAGTTTACAGCAACGGATACCTGCTCCGGGATAACGCGCTCGGCAAATATCCGTTGCTGTCTCCGGGCGATAACGTCATATCGTGGACGGGAAGTCCGTCTGCGGTATATCTGACTAAAAATGAAAGGTGGTACTGATATATATGACAGGAACAGGCACAGCGGCAAATCCCTATATTCCGGCAAACTGGGGTGAACTGGTAACAGCCGCAGAGACAGCAGACGTATATATCAGACTTGCCGCCGGAACACAGTGGGATATGAATGAGCAGTACCCGGAGGACACACCGGGTATAAACCTCAGGTGCATGGAGATAGACTTCAACGGGGCTGTTATCAAGAATCTGCGTAAATCCGCATACTCGCTGATGGCTTACAGTGCAACCGGGCATGACGTTCTGTTGAAAAACGGCGTGTTCTCATCCATGTACATCACAGGAGCGGAGATTTTCTATTGCATCGGTTATGATATATACGATATCAAGGGAATAAAGCTCTTCAACATGGGCTTCGGCGGCGAACTGTACGATTCAAGGCTGTGGCGGTGCGATAATCGAGGGGTGGAGACGGACGGTTGTGCATTCAGCTTCTATGTCAGCAATAGCAACGTCTTTTCCGAGAACAACAGGCCTTTGACGAATACCGTAATCAATGTTGACGGCACTGTGAATAACAGTATCGGAACAATCACGCTCGTTTCTTCTGCGATCTATGGCGAAGTAAGGGCGGTCGGGGCACAGTACGGCATGAGCTTCGCCGGTGAACTCTGTGTGTGTGACATAACCTTGCAGAATTTCGGTGCAGTCGGGTACTATGGGGACAAAACAACGGCGGTGCTCAATATCGACAAGATAGGCGGGGCAACGATCAGCGGCAACCCCTGCATACAGGCAACGTCAGCACAAATGAAAGATGCCGCATGGCTCAACGAGCACGGATTTCCATGTAAGTAAGGGGTGATATAATGAATCCGGATATACACCATTATGTCAGCATAGAGCAGTACAGTGAGTACTTTCAGAAGGACTTTGAGGGCGAATACCTGTACTTTATCCTTTATTACGAACAGGGCGGCACATACTGTAGCAATTTTTTTTACTGGAAGAACGTTCCTTCCGGCTTCGCTCTTTCTTACGATTCCGGCAGCGTTGAAGTCATATACTATACAGGCGACGCCTATAACATTTTCAGCACCTGTACGCAGGCCGACAGCTTCAATTATAGAACCGGAGAGGACACGATACCGTACCGTTTCACTTACAACGCGAGCACAGGTATCATAACGCTTTATTACGAAAACGGGACGGTGCGCTGGACTTCTCCTGCCGGAGCAGGATTTGAGACGAACGCTGACACGGTAGAGCCTGAAACGGCGTGGGAAGTGACGGAGGACGGCCTTGCTAATTCGTCATTTCCTGCATCGCCTGACCGCATGACAGAGCCTTATCCCCTGCAATACTGGCGTGTTAGTAAGCTGGCTCACAATGGCCTGCCGTATCACGAATTACTCCCCGGCATTGAGTACATAGTGCCTACACCAGTCAAGGAAAGACCGGCCGAGGATTATATCTGCATATTTGATATGCTGACGAAGAAGGGCGAATTTGAAGGCCACGGCCTTGCCGTACTTTGCCCGACGGTCTGCGAGATCACTGAGGAGCTGAACGGTGGATTCTCACTATTTATGGAGCATCCGAAGGACGCCGACGGTAAGTGGGAGTATATCAAGGAATATAATATCATCAAGGCAAGAGGGCAGCTATTTATTATCAATAAGTACAAGGATAACTGGCAGAGCCGCAAGGGCAGCGTTACTTGTTGGGCTGAACATATCACGTATCAGTACAACGACTCATGGCTCTTCCCCGGTGCTCCCATTTCCGCTATTGCCCCGGTAACTGCGGAGAAACTGATACATAATATTATAGATCTTGCGAACGATCAGTGGGATATGTCTCATTACACCTATTACGTTTTTGACATAGCCTCGGACGTCGAAGTACCGGAGGACTTCCACGATTGGGACAGCCTCGAAGGCGGTGCGACACCTTACGCTATGCTTCTCGGCAGCGACGGCTTTATAGCGAAATTCGGCGGTGAGCTGTACCGGGATAACTTCTATTTCAGCATCAACAAACGCATGGAGAACAGCTCGGACAACGCCTTTGAACTGCGTGTAGGTAAAAACCTCATGGGTATCAATAAAACCGTCGACCTTTCTACCACGTGTTACTATTTCCGCGGTTATGATCAGTACGGCTGGTGGTGGGCGTGGTCGTGGGCTGAGGCATTCTTTACAAGAGACTTTCCCCGAACGATCGTCCGCTCTGCAACCATACTGATGCCGGATAACTTAGACGGGCAGTCATACTCAGACACGCTGTCGAGAAAGGTTTATGAACATTTCTTGCGCTATGCTGCGCCTCAGATATGTTACGAAGTAACAGTCAAGGATTTAAAAAATAACCCCGACTATTCCATGTTCCTGAATGTAGACAGATTCAAGGTCGGAGACAAGGGCAGGGTATGGGACGCAGATTTCAACGGATACATCGTCCTTGAAATCACGAAAACCGTGACCGATGCTATCAAGGGTGAAGTTACGGAGGTAACCTTTGGATCGCTTCGGAGCTTCACACGGCCTCAGAGTTATGCTCCGATTACAGGAGAATTCTTCCGGCCTGTCCTTGTGGGTGGCGAAATAGGATTACAGGACAGCGAGGGATTTTTCTTACAGGACGCGGACGGCTATATGCTTTATGAAGAAATCGTAATTGAGGAGGACGAGTAATGGCAGATTCAATGAGAAAACAGCTCAGCTACACAGCCGCAGAGATCGACGAGCGGCTGGCGAAGACGGAGGAAATCGACAACAAGGTCGATAAGGAGACCGGGAA